AGGCTTGTACTTACGCAGCGTTGAATGAATTGGTAGCGATAGAAATATGAATGCATTAGAAGCGGCAAGTTTGGTAATGATACCGAGTGGCTATGAGGATGGTACACTTGGGAGTTTAAAGCCTACGGATGGAACAGGAGACTTTACTTTCACAAGAGGTAGTAATATAAGTGCTACTCGTGTTAATGCGGATGGTTATATAGAGAAGGGGTATGAGAATCTGTTGTTGCAGAGTAATTCATTTCTCACAAGTCCTTGGGATTCAAGAGAAGCAGTAGTTTCAAGTGGAGAGTCAGGTTATGATAATACTAATGATGCTTGGTTAGTATTAGATACAACAGGAAGCGGAATCCACCGAATTGCAGGAGGAAGCCTTGCTTTAAGCGGTGTGAATTCAGTATCGGTTTATGCAAAGGCTTACTCTAATTCAAGATATTTAGGTCTTGCAGGATTTGGTTTAGCAGGTGCTGATGAAATGCCTGTATTTGATTTAGAAAATGGTACGATAGACACACCTTCTACTTCAACTATATTTAAAGATGCCAATATAACAAGTGTAGGAGGCGGTTGGTATCGTTGTTCTATGATGTTTGTATATAGTGGAACAAGTGCTTTGTCTATTACTCTTTGTAATTCTGCAACTGATAATGGTATAACTGGATATACATATACAGGTACAGGTTTAAATGGTTTCTACATCCAAGATGCAATGATAAATCAAGGAATGGTAGCCTACCCTTATGTAGAGACTACTACTGCTCCTGTTGCAGGAGGGATACTTGAGGATATGCCGAGATTAGATTATTCTAATGGTTCGTGTCCTTCTTTATTGCTTGAACCAGAAAGGACTAATCTTATAACGCATTCGGAGTATTTAGATGGCAGCGGTTGGTCAGATACGGGAATTACTTTAACCCCAAACGCAGCTACATCTCCGAGCGGATTACAAAACGCTTATTTAGCAACAAATAATGACGGAAATCAAAAATACATTATACCAAGTGTATCAATTTCGGACAATACAGATTACTCTTATTCTGTCTTTGTTAAAAAGGGCAATGATGATATCTATCAAATAAAGATATTTAATTCGGATTTCAGTGAAAGTTTACAACTTGCTTTTGATTTTTCAAATCCTCAATCTCCTACAATTACCGATGGTGTAACGGGTGGTAGTTATTTAGATTCGGATGTTAAAGATTTTGGAAATGATTGGTATAGGATAGAATTATCGTTCACATCTTTTGACACATCTTTAAACATTAGAAATTACATTGGCACTTTAAACGGGGCCAATAATGCCACAATGTACTACTACGGCTTCCAATTAGAACAAGGCTCCTATCCCACAAGTTACATACCTACATATGGGGTATCGCAAACGAGGTTGGGTGATGATGTAAATTTGAATTTATCTAATGCTTGGGATTCAACGGGTAGTTGGACTATGTTTTTTGAGTTAGAGCGTATGAATGATGATTATTTCAATGCCCTTGACATTATGAGATTTGATGGAACAGGAGATTTATATATTAAAGACCGAAGAACATCTGTGAATTTAGTGATAATAGGTTCAGCAGGTGCATCTACCGCTAATACAGGGACTATAAATAGAGGAGACACTTATAAAATTGCCGTAAAGTGGGATGGTACAACTACGAAAGCATTTTTTAATGGTGGAGAAATTTTATTTAACAATCCATCATCGGGTGCTTATGGATTTAATAGTATACCTGTTAATCGTTGGCACATCAAGCACAAAGAGGTGTACTTCCCAACTGCCCTATCCGATGATAAGTGTATAGAACTAACAACGATATGATGTTATGCGAAAATTTAAGCCTTGCAGAAGCGACCTACTCTGCGACTGCTTTACGAAAAGGGATTGTGAACGAGCCAACGGCAACACACCTAATTGCTTTAAAAGAAGTTGCAAAGAATATCTTTCAGCCCTGTCGCAATCACTTTGGAAAGCCATTAAGAGTTACTTCTGGTTATCGGTCAAAGCAGTTGAACAAAGCAATAGGAGGTTCTAACAACTCACAACACTCAAAAGGCGAGGCTTTGGATATGCAGTCTACAAGTGGATACACCAACCGTGAACTCTTTATGTTCATCAAAGACCACCTAACCTTTGACCAATTGATAGGTGAGTTTCCAGATGATATGGGAGAGTTTGCTTGGGTACATTGTAGTTACAAAGCTGAAGGTAATAGAGGTGAGGTACTCGTAGCCTATAAAGAAAACGGAAAGACACGATACAAGAAATGGTAAAGCGTTGCTTAAACAATCTAAAGGAGATATTCCTCTATGCCGATAGTCAACCTACGGAGATAATGTTGGGGATGTTAAACTTCATATTATTACTCCCTGCGACTATTATAGAGTTGGGATGGATGCCTGTATATCAAATCTATGGTTTATTGGTAGGAGGGTTTCAGCTCTTTGCCGTTGCTCGGCAAGACATACATTTAAGGAAGACTGCCTCACTACTCTCATTTACAGTCTTTAGCACAACAGTAACATTTTACGCTTTGGGTGGTTATCTTAATAACTCTGCTTCTCATTGGGGATGGGTAGTATTATGGCTATCCTCATTGAGTAGTGTAAAGCGAGTACATAGCGAATTTTGGCATAGACAATGGAACAACAAGGCGTAATCATAGCGGTAGTAGCCGCACTAACCTCTGGAGCAGCGTGGAAGTTTTGGGAGGCAAGACTTAAAGCAAAGCAACAAGAGAGAGAGATGGACAGAGAAGAAGACTTCGCCTATCGTGATGACCTTAAACATCGTGTACAACGATTGGAGGATTTGCTTACTGAAAGCAATGAAAAGGTATTGGCATTGACTGCTGAAGTACACGCCTTACGCACGGAGGTGCTTTTTTTAAGTAAAGAAAACGAAAGACTAAAGAACATACGATGAACGACACGGACTTCGGATTCTCAAATGACTTTGAGGACTTTGTAGATGAACTCACCAAAGACACGGCAAACGACAAGGCTTGTAGTATAGACAACCCTGAATGTGAAGCTTGTGGATCGTAAGTGGTGTGTAACTGAACCAAAGGAATGTACCTGTAAAAAGAATTGTAATGAACCCACTACTAAACAAAATACTCGGAAAAAGCGCACAGGAGACCATAGAAGCGGTTTCTAATGTCGTAGATAGGTATGTATCCACTCCAGAGGAGAAAGAGGCTATAAGAGCCTCTATTGAAGCCGAGATTAGTTCTCGTTGGAGAGCGGATATGAAAAGCGACAGTTGGTTAAGCAAAAATGTAAGACCACTAACCTTGATTGTAGTGATAGCATTCTTGGTAGTTACTACATTCTTTGATGGGTTGGGCTACCTACAGGTAGACCCTGCTTGGATCAGTCTATGGAATATGTTGAGTGTAACGGTAGTAGGTGGATACTTTGCGGTACGCACTATTGACAAGAGAGGTAGTGTTAAGTAGTCTGTTAATAATACAATTCTAAAGCAAAGAGCATAACCTTTACATTTGACAAACAAATAGATATAGAATAGGTTAACCTATTATACATATAGCGAAGCTGATGTCCGTGATATAAGTCAGTTAGCGTTGAAAGAACAAGACCAATTAGGAAGTGGGAGTCACGGCTCACGACCTTTGAGGTCTTTTTTTTTGACATAACAGGAGAGTTTATACCAGTTTGACTCCTACATCTAAATGTAACAACATCCTCAAACGAACAACCAAGTATAGTAACCTGCTGATTGGTGCAATGTCCCTCCGACCCGACAACACCCACCTCGCCTTATGCAAAATCTACGACCAGAGGAGCAGTTACGATAAGAGGTTGCAATTATGCGAAAGACCCAAGTAGTATAGTTGCTTAAATATAGAGAGAGGGGTTTGTAGACCCCTCCTTATTAGATATCTCTATATTGAAGAGTTGACTCTTATTCCTATGCTTTAACCCTATGCCCCTCTAAATAGAGTTGCATAAGTAGGGGTCGGTGTATCCGACAAAGAGATGAAATAAAAAAATATCCCCTAAATGTAGAGTGTTAAGAATTTTGTGTACATTCGTATCAAATCAAAACAACTATGAAGACTTATTACATCATTGACTCGTTAGGAGTAAGACACGGAGTTGTAACTGCCAACTCGGATATTGAAGCCATCAATATCTACAAAAAGGATATGCCTGATTACATTGAGTATATTATTATAGCAGTTAGACCAGAAGAAATCAAGTATCTTATTGAAAACCTTAAAACACTATAATTATGTCAGTTAAAGATCAATACATTGATTTATGTGAGGCTCGTGTAGAGGCACTCGCAAACGAAGTAAGACTCTTGAGAGAGTTTATCATTAGAGACTACTCTCTAAAAGGAATTAGTGCTGAATCAGCAATGAACTTGTTTAAAGCGTTTAAGGAAAGTAATGAAGGCGAAATATAATATCTCCGAATACCCAGAAGAATATGAAATCAACGAAATCACCTTACGAGACCACTTTTACCTCCACTTCGGATTCTACGATGACAGGCGGTTACAATACAGGGGCAACTCCGCCCAACTCTCAAAGTACCATCAAACGGAAGTTGACACCAAGTTACTATTCAGGTAAGTACAAGCAGATAGAAGCCTTTGATGTCTGTATGGACTTTCAAAGAGATAACTACAACTTGGGTGTAGCCATTGCTTATCTCCTACGAGCAGGTAAGAAAGAGGGCAACCCTATTGAGCAGGATATCCAAAAGGCTATTGACCATTTAGAGAAAGAATTAGAATACATCGCTTATGAACAATACCTTGAGACTTCTGCTGAAATTGCCAAAAACTATAAGTCTAAATAGTCTATATGCAGGTAAGCATTGGACATATCGTAAAAAAATTAAAGATGGCTATAAGAAAATCGTTGAAGAAGAATTGGCTCGTTATGACCACCATTGTGCAGAGGGCTGCACTATCAGTATTAGGTACAATACTCGTGCCGATGTGGACAATAATGTACTTGTCTCAAAGTTTGTTGCTGATACTCTCGTTGCTAACGGATGGATTCCTGATGACAGTCCTAAATACTATCACAAGCTCACTATCCGCTATGACAAGGATGTTGAAAGGAATTATTGTGAAGTTGAAGTTGAACTCATAAATCCTGTATTAAGTGAAGACTAATGTCATTTACAATGAATCAAATCTATTGACTATGAGTAGAATAGAGTCTCGTTCAATAGATTTAATAATAACCTCACCTCCTTATAATATAATAAGACCAAACTCTACTGACAGAGGATACGATTTATATAAAGATGGTATGAGTAATGAAGAATATATAGATTGGACTCTTGTTATGTTTAAGGAGTTTGAACGCTGCTTGATAGAGAATGGTGTGGTATTATATAATATGAGTTATGGCACAGAAAACACCATACTAATGAGCCTTGTGGTTGCTGATATAATACGCAAAAGTGATTTTACATTGGCAGATATTATTGTTTGGAAAAAGAAATCAGCGACCCCTAACAATGTATCACATAACAAGACTACAAGAATAGTAGAGTACATATATGTTTTTTGTAGAAAAGATGAGTTTCACACATTTAATTGCAATAAAAAAAAGCTAAAAGAAAGAGAAAGCGGTCAAGCTATTTACGAGAATGTATATAATTTCATAGCCGCCCCTAACAATGATGGTTCTACTGATTTGAATAAAGCTACATATAGTACAAAATTGGTTCGTACTTTGTTGAATATGTATGCTAAACCAAACAGTTTGGTATACGACCCTTTTATGGGAACTGGCACAACGGCAGTAGCTTGTATTATTGATGGACACAATTACATAGGTAGCGAGATAAGCGATAAGCAATGTGAATACGCACAAAAGAGAATAAATCCTTATATTTCTCAAACCTCTCTTTTTAAATAAACATTTTAATTAACTTTGAACTATTAACTAAATTTAAATACGATGACTAAAACATCTATTGTCAAGGACATTAAGTCCGCAGGAGAGCCTTATCAAGGGCAGT